TCCAGCGGTGCGAATCGTGACCCAGTCCTCGACCGGGATCATGATGTTTTCGTCGGCCTCAAAGAGCCGCTGTAAGAGCGCCTTCTCGCTACCGGCATAGATACCGGCCATCTTCAAGGCACCCATCAGGGTGGTGATACGCCGCGTGATCTTGTCGAGCTCGTTCGCCTGATGCTGATACATCGTGAACAGCGGGATCGGGCGAAGCGAGTCGTTGGTTGTGACGGCGAGTAGAGGTTCCGGAGTCGGATAGAAGCCCTGCAGTCTCAGCGGGTCTTCGCTCTCCTTGAGCCAAGCGTCTTCAAAGCCGTAAGCGGCCAGTCGAACCACTCGCTCGCGCAGGAACCAGACTTCGTGAATCTCCGCATGAGTCGCTTTGGAGGCACCATCCTTGTCGGAGTCTTCACCCGCTCCGTTGACGGTGAGTTCGATCTTGCTCGCCTTTCTCCCGAACCGAGCCTTCAGCTCCTTCGCGTCGAGGTAGGAGATGTAGTCGATCCAACCCACATCTTTCCAACGCTTGGCCTTCTGATGACGGAAGTTGTCCCAGGGCCAGCGATCGATCTCGACTTGCTCGTCTACGACTTCTTCGATCTCTTTCTCGACAAACCAGCCTTCTTGATACCGCTTAACTTCGGCGGGATCTTGCTTGTCGTCATCAAGGTAATACTCGAGTTGATCTTCCTCGCCGTTTGGCCCCAGTTCTCCGCGGGCCTCGACTTGAACGGGCTTCCTAACGCGCGAGTAAGTCGGGCAGTAACGCACCTTACAAACTGTGCGGCCAGGTAGGAGATAATCTGTGACGGACTGATCTCCGAACTCGTAGAAGTTGCCGGCGTCCATGACGAACTGAAGCGACCGCTCAATGACTTTGGCACCTTGCTCCCCTAACGGATCATCGTCTTTGTAACGTCGGGAGATGTTTGGAACCGGAACTTGGCTGAAGAGGGCGGGCTTTTGGACTTCGGTGTTGGCCCACAAGATATTGAACGAAGGCGTGACCGTTCCATCGCCTTGACTGGTTTCGAGACGAAACCGCTCTACGACGGCATCGGCGCGCTTCTTCCACTTCTTGTGCTCCTTCTCGGCCAAGTCGTACTCGGCCCAAAAGTCTTTAATGTCCACTAGATGATCGCCGGTCCATCGTTGTTAACCTTTGGTCGCTTGAAGACATCATTGAAGGTCGGTCCCTTCACGTTCTCCCAGTAGTTGGCTTTCGGCACCTTGCGTTCCTTCTTGTAGGGTCTCGCCATGCAGGCGTATCGACCCCCATCCCCAGGATGGTCTTCGCCCTTCTTCCACACGTCCTCGATCTTGGTCTGATCGTGCTCGAGAGTCGGGATCACACGGTTGAAGTGATGACAGGTGTCGAATGAGAGCAGCATCTTGTCCTTGATCCTCGAATACATCTCTTGCCAACCCGCTATGCGTTCGTTATCAGCCGGCGCCCAGTAGATACCGGACTGTGCAAACCGTTCGGCAGGTGAAGGACCGCTGTCACTTCGCCAGCACGATGGATCTGCAACTTTGATGTCCGGTTCGTGCCAGGTCTTCAAGATGCGACCCACCTCATCGGCCGGCATCCTGATTCCCTTGTTGCCCTTCTCGTGGCCGTACCACTCTCGAACCAGGATCATGGCTCCATCTGGGAACTTCACGTCAGTTCCTGCAAGGTCTTTACAATAGGTGCCGTCAGACACCACCCATTCGCCGATCCAAAACGGCTGACGAAAACCCCAGTCCATGCTCCAAAGCCGAGTCCAGTAGTCGGGAACTCGGAAGGGACGAACCATATTGTCCCTTGACCAGCAATCGAAAAAGGCACCGGGAACAACATTCCAGTCTCCTTCGATGAGCTGCTTCTGCTGCCACTCGGGCATTCCAGAGAACTGCGCTTCATAGTCGGCATCCAGAAATCGGTTGTCCGTCATCCGTGCCGGGATGAAGATCCGGGTCTTCTCGATGAACTCGCCCTTCCTCAGCACGCTCGGTGTGCGCACGGTGAAGATGGTTTCCGCAGGGGCGGGGTCGATGTACTGCTCTTTCAGGACGTGATGGCTCTCACCTCCGGGGTTGGAGCTCATCGCCATCCTGGGTAAGCGGTCTACATAGGCTTGCGCCGGTGGATAAGCCTTGGCGTACTCCTTGAACCGATCTCGCGCCTCACCGAGTCGTACACGACTCTGAATCCACGCGAGCATGTGTGGGGTCATCTGCCCCGCTTCGTCTACACCCGCCCAGTGCAGTTCCGGTCCCTGGATGTCGTCCGTGTCGCGGTCGTACTCGATGTGCTGGAACGAGAGGATGGAGCCGTTCTTGAACTCATACGTCTTCCTCGTCTCGTTGTACGTGCCAATGCCCATCCCATTCGGCAATTCCCGTCGCAAGGGAACTATGTGATTCCGCAAAAGCATCGGCAAGGTACGACGAAACAAAGTCGCATTCAGGTTCGGGATCTGCAAACAGAACGTGATTGCATCCCAGCGTAGACAGTGAGACTTCCCTCCCCCTGCTGCTCCGCCGTAGAGAATCTGATTCGCAGTCGTCTGATGGAAGAGAAGCTGTCGAGGTTGAGGCGAGTACCGAAGGGGCTCCACTACCCTGGCCTTCAGCCAATCCAGGCATCCACGGAAGCGTTAGTGACTGCAACCGCAGCGGAAGTCCACTGCTGCCTAAACCTCACCACGTCCCCGACCTGAAGCGGGAAGGCAGTCGTCAAAGGTGCCGAGGCGGTGAAGATCGGGAGGAACGTCACGCCGTTGTCGGGCGACAAGTCGAGACACACTTGCGTCGAGGCCGAACCCGAACCGAAGTTCCCCGCGAACGTGAAGCGGATGTTGTCCGAGTGCACCGGGATACTAAACGTCCGACTGTTCGCGAGTCCTGTTGACACCGACACCGCCATGTTCGGCGCCCCGTAGTTCAAGTAGACGTGATAGTGGGTGCTCGTGGACCCAGCCGTAATGATCTTGATGGCCATCTAGTCTCCTGGGCCTTGCCCAACAATGAAATGCGTCTTTGACCCGTTCTTGTGTCGCCAGGTCATGCGTTTACGGTCCACTTCCACCCCATCGGGCGCCTTCCTCATCGCTTCTTGAGCGGCTTGCAGCGTCGTGAAGTGCCGATAGAGCTTGGACTTCGACTCGGGCTTTAGATACGTCTTGGTGGAATAGAACTTGTCCGTCCCGTACTGATCGACCTTGTTGTAGCCGAGCTCGAAGAGTAAGAGTTCTGGCTCTCCCCGTTCTCGCACGTAGGGCGCGTAGTGTTCTAACGCGACAATCGGCTTGCAGCGCTTGAGTGTCTCTCTTGCCCCTTCGAGCACCGCGGCCTCGTCTCCCTGCACGTCGAGGTAGATTAAGTCCGGCAGGACCTGTAGGTCATCAATCGCCACGACCTCGATGGCGCTTCCCGTCGTGGTTCGGTCGTCGCCGCAGTTCCTGGGATTCAAGGTCATCGAACACTTGCCGCTGCGGGCTCCTAGAGCTGAATTGAAGCTCCTCACGTCCGAACCCTTCAGGTTCTTCAGCATCAGCTCGTAGTTCTCGCTCGAGGGCTCGAAGGTGAAGACATTCGCGAAGGACTTGCGCAGAAACCTTGGCCATACCCCTACGTTGCCACCCGCTTGAATGACAAGATCATGCTTCTCACAGTAGGACGACGCTATCTCAGCGCCATTGAGATCGTAGGTAACGCGGTGACAAGCCTCATCCCGATCCGGCCACCAGTCGTCGTTGATGCGTTTCAATCAGATGTGCGACCAACTCTCGCGTTTAACAGCCTTGTCTACAGTGCACCAAGTGACACCATACTCGACAGCTAACTTGGCCCTAGAGACGCCGGTTGAGAACTTATTCCGCATCTCAACAACATTAGACGAAGTGAGCTTTGCCTGTCCTTGGCTCTCTCCGCGGCGGTCGTGCCCGCGGCCTTTTGCCTCTCTGTCTAGCGCGTTTTGCTTACTTGTAGCGGCAAAGAGATGCGCCGGATTGCAGCAACCAGGATTGTCACATCGATGACAGACGTAGTGACGAGGATGGATCTCGCCATGGAAAATCTGATAGCTCAGTCGATGAGCCGAAGCTGTTTTCCCATTGAGTCTGAAATAGCCATAGCCATCTTTCAAATGGCTAGCAGCCCACTCCCAGCAATCATCCGGCCCAGCGAATTTGATCTTTCTGAGGAAGCGTTCTTGCCAAGTCAGCATCCATCATTTCCTTCACTAATCCAGCGAAACTATAGGACGGAATCCAACCAAGTTTATCGCGTGCTTTAGAGGCGTCGCCGGAGAGTTCCTGAACATCCCATGGCCGCATATTTGACTCAGAATAAGTCACCTTGGCTTTCCAAGAAACATGCTTTTGAGCTTCAGTTAGAAAGTCGTTTACCGTATGGCTCTCGCCAGTAGCGATTACGAAATCGTCCGGTTCTGACTGAAGCATGAGGTGCATAGCGCGAACGTAATCGGACGCCGCTCCCCAATCCCTCTTGGCTAACACATTGCCTAAGGTGAAGGGCTTGTTCTGGGAAAGGTGAGTCGTGATCTTCCTCGTCACGAAGTCCCTACCCCTCAGTGGACTTTCGTGGTTGAAGAGAATCCCGCAGCTGACTCTGACCCCATACGCGTTCCGATAGACGCCGCAAGCGTGATGGGCGGCCAGCTTTGCAACGGCGTATGGACTCCGTGGCGCGAAAACGCTGTCCTCAGTGAGTCCACGCCCTCCTCCAAAGATCTCAGAGGTTGACGCCTGATAAAGTCGAATGCCTGTCTCTCGAAGGCACTCAAGCAACCGGACGACAGCCAAGTGGTTAACATCCGCTGTATAAAGCGGGCATCCAAATGACTCTCCCACGTGAGACTGAGCCCCAAGGTTGTAAACTTCATCCGGCTCTACTCGCTCGATCGCTCTTCGGACCGACTCGTACTCCGTGAGCTCCAACGGGACAGGCTCGACGGACTCAGGAACCACAGCCGCGCTAGAGCGACGATAACCACCATACACACGATAACCTAGTCCAGATAAGTGCTTGGCAAGATAGTGTCCGTCCTGACCCGTTACCCCCGTGATTAGAGCTTTAGGCACGCTTCGCCTTCGCCAGGATTTGAGCTTCCTTCAACGCCCCATCTAACCACGTCTTCAAAGCCTCCACGTCCGACCAACTCAACTCGGCATAACCAGGATCATCATCCAGGTCCTTCAAACAAACCCCGCCATCATGAAGATAGACCTCTACCTGGCAATCAAGACGAAGTTTCTTCACGTCGGCTCCCCCGTCAACCGCGGATCAATCTTCTGCCGCGACCAGTTCGGCTCTTTGTCTACCACCGTGAGGTACTTCCTCAACTCGCTCGTCGCC